ACAAGTTCGTTGTTTGGGTTTCCATTCAGAAAAACTAACAGACATTCCTACGGAAGATCTTCCTTGGGCACATGTCATGCACCCTGTTACCGATCCAGCAATGCAAGGTTTAGGAAACACTCCGAGTTTTCTAGTAGAAGGCACATGGGTTATTGGATTCTTTCGTGACGCAGTAGAAAAACAACAACCAATTATCATGGGTACACTTCCAGGATATCCATCTGCTACTCCAGACACAACAAAAGGTTTTAACGATCCAACAGGAAAGTATCCTACTGATAGTGTAGAACATTCATTTCATAGTTTAGATGAATCGGATGTATCAAAACTTGCTAGAGGAGTTGATGCTGAAGGTCATAGGGCATTAATTGAAAGGAGAGGTAATAGATCAGAAACACCTACTATTCAAACTGCAATCAAACCAGACTTAAAAGTTGTAAATGATAAAAGTAAAACAGAAACAGCATCTTCCTTTAGTGAACCGCATCCTAGAGGTGTAGAAACTACAGATGAAACAAACACAGGTGTCTATCCTTTTAATCATGTACACGAATCTGAGTCTGGGCACATACTAGAAATAGATGATACACCTAATGGTGAAAGATTATTAAGACAACACAAGAATGGTACTTACGAAGAAATAACAAACACTACTAGAACTGTAAGAGTTGGTGGTGATATTGAAGACCAAAGAGCAGACGATTATCTTATTGTTACTGGTGATTCTAATGTTTATATTATGGGTAATGCTAATGTAGTAACTGACGGAACTCTAAGACATAGAGTTAAAGGAGATTATGTTTTAGAAGTTGGTGGAGATTTTACAAGGAAAATTGATGGTAATGAAAAAGTAAAAATTGGTGCAAAGCAAGTCGATGATGGGGAAACAAAAAAAGGTGGTGGTAACTTAGAAGAAGTGATTAGAGGTAATCATACATTTAGTATTGAGGGTGGTATTTCAGGAGCAATAGGAACACGCGAAGATTCGCCGAATAAAGATTCTATTGTAACAGTTGCTGGTAATGATGTTAGACAAGTTGGTGCTTCGTTTACTTTAAGTGTTACAGGTCAATCATTAATTAAATCTGTTGAAGAATCGTCATTAGTTAGTGACAAAAGATTGACTGCATTTAGTGCTGCCAATATAGATCTTATATCTGGAACTGTAACTAATTTAAAAGCAGGAACAAATATGAATATTAAATCAGAAGCAGTTGGTACATTATTGTTTAGTGGTAACTCAAGCACAGTTACTGCGAAGAATGGTGGTGGTACTGCGATAGAACTTACAGGTCATGTACATGGACAACCAGACACTGGTGTAGATGCAACTGTACAAGGTAACACACTGGCACCAGTAGCATAGGAAAGAACAATGGCAAACTTTAAAGATTTAACAGCAAAAGCATGCGGATCTAATGAGAAACTTAATAGTCTATTAACAGAGGTAGATTCTTTTCAAGATACTTTGTTATCAAAGATACAAGAAGAAGCAGACCCAACAGGGATGTTATCTTCTGTACAAGGTAACATAGATTCTTTAAAAAATAAGGCAAAAGGTTTAGTACCAGAACTACCTAGTATACAAGACTTAGGTTTACAAGACCAATTAAAATCAATTAAAGATTTACAATCTAATTTAGGTGCTGCTAGTCAACAGTCATTGTTAGCAGTTTCATCACTTAAAGGCAAGTTTCCAGGTATAGATGTAGACACATTATTAAATCTAGATCCTTCTAGATTGGCAGAATTAGTTCCAGATTTAGATTTACAAAATCAATTAAAATCAATTCAAAATTTAAGAACTAGTTTAGGTGCTGCTAATCCAGAGTCATTATTAAAAGTAGCAGGACTTAAAAAGAATTTTCCAGACTTTGATGTAGACACACTATTAAAAGGAGATGCTTGTTCAGCACCTAATGTAACTGTACCAAGTGTATCCACTGTAATAGATGGTGTAGAACAACCAAAAGTTCAAACTTCATTCGCAGAAAATGTTACTCTTGCTGATAAAGAAGTAGACACCGAAGAAGATTATCGTATACCTACTTTAAAAATAGCATCCTATGGGCACAATGGGGCACTAAAAAAAGCAAAGGCAATGACAGCAGCACTTATAGTCAAGGATGCTGGTGGAACAACAGATGAACAAAAAAGGGCAAGAGATAGACAACGAATGAGAAATAATGGCAGGTTTGATTATGTTAAAGAAGTAGTTGTAGATTATACAGAAGATCAGATAACTAACTTTATAAAACTAGATGCGTCAAAGTTTCCTAAACTAGAAGAGTTTGAAAAGAATCCAGTTGCTGATAAAACTTTATATGACAAATATTTAAAAGAAGTTACAGGTTATGATAGTGATTATGATTATACTGAAAGTAATCCAAACATCGAATCATTTGAATTAAATGATTGGTATGCAGAACTTGGAAGAGCAGTTCCTACTTAAAAGTTATCTAACTATTACTAGATTCGTTATAAATATGTTATATTACAAAGGACTTGCTAATGGCGAACACATCAAAATCATATTACGATGCACAAACTGTAAATGACAGTGAAAGAAACTCACAAAAATATAGTGACTTAGATTTATTCTTTCGTAAAAATGGTGGCAATACTGACATCAATATAATTACTGATGTTCAAGCAGTTAAGAGATCTATTAGAAATTTAGTTTTACTTAACCACTATGAGAAACCTTTTCATCCAGAGATTGGTTCTGGTGTGCGTGACATGTTATTTGAATTAATGACACCTGTTACAGCACAAATACTAGCAAGAAAAATACAAGATGTTATAGAGAACTACGAACCAAGAGCAAGACTTGTTGGTGTTCGTGCTAACCCAAACCTAGACAGAAATGAATATGATGTTACTATTGAATTCTATGTGGTAAATGCTCCAACAGAATTAGTAGAACTAGATGTCATATTAGAGAGATTACGATAATGGCAACAGTAAACGATAAGAGATTAAGAGTAACAGAATTAGACTTTGATAATGTAAAGACTAATTTAAAAACATTCTTAAAGTCACAACAACAATTTAAAGACTATGACTTTGAGGGAGCAGGTATGAATATCCTGTTAGATACTCTCGCATACAATACTCACTATCTTGCAATGAATGCTAATATGTTAGCAAATGAAATGTACTTAGATAGTGCATCACTTCGTTCAAGTGTAGTATCTCATGCTAAGAGTTTAGGATACGAAGTAACTTCAGCAAGAGCACCTGTTGCTACAGTTGATGTTAAATTAATTACACCTGAAACTACAAAGACATTATCTGCAGGAACAGTATTTTCTACAAGTCTAGATGGGTCATCTTATCAGTATGTAAATATCTCAGATATAAGTGGTTCTAATGTTGGTGGAGAAATTATATTCCCTAGTGTTAAACTATATGAAGGAACATATATTACAGAAAGATACACTGTAGATAACAGTGATGTAGACCAAAGATTTGTATTACAAGATGTTAGAGCAGATGCTTCTACTTTAACTGTTAAAGTCCAAACATCTTCTACTGATACAACTACAACAACTTTCACTAAAGCAACAGACATAACTCAACTTGCTAGCACTAGTGATGTTTATTTTTTACAAGAAACTGATAGTGGTTTGTTTGAAATTTACTTTGGTGATGGTTTAGTAAGTAAAGCATTGTCTGATGGCAACATAGTTATACTACAATATATTGTAACTAATAAATCAATCTCAAATGGTTCTAACACATTTAGTCCACCTGCTAGTATAGATGGTGTCACTAATGTTACTGTTACTACAACAGCATCCTCTAGTGGTGGTGCTGAACCTGAGTCAATCAGGTCGATTAAATTAAACGCACCATTAGATTATGCGTCTCAAGGAAGATGTGTAACTCCTAACGATTATAAAGTTTATGTTAAAAAATTATTTGCTAACACTCAAGCAGTATCTGTTTGGGGTGGCGAAGATGGAAGTTTTGATACTAGCACAGGTGTATCAGCAAATCCAGAATATGGTAAAGTTTTCATTTCTATCAAAACTACAACAGGACAAGATTTAACATCAACACAAAAGAGCAACTTAGTTTCTGCTCTTTCACCATTTAAAGTTGCTTCTATCACACCAGTGATAGTTGACCCTGATACTACAACTTTAATTTTAAATACTACTTTTAATTTTGACTCAACAGCAACAACTAAATCTAAAGAAGAACTCGAAACATTGGTTAGGTCTACTATTACCAATTATAATAATTCATCACTAAAACAATTTAACAGTTCATTCAGACATTCTAGAATGACTGGTTTGATAGATAATACTGACAGTTCTATTTTAAGCAACACTACAGTTGTGAGCATGGCAAAACTTATTAGACCTGTATCGCCTTCTGAGAATGCGTCATATACAATTAATTACAGTAATAAAATTTACAATCCACATGCTGGTCACCTAGCAATGAGTGGTGGCGTGATTGCTTCTACAGGATTTTTTGTAGACAATGGAGCAACAGAATATTTCTTTGATGATGATGGTAATGGTAACTTAAGAATATATTCTTTAGTAGGTTCTGAAGGCACAAGAGTTTATTTAAACTCAAATGCAGGAACTATTGATTATGATAATGGAATTATATCAGTTGGTGCAGTTAATATTACAGGTGTTGGATTAGTTGATGGTTCTACATCTTTAGATATTAGAATTGTTGCTATACCAGATTCTTATGATATAGTTCCAGTTAGAAACCAAATATTAGAGATTGATGCAGGTAACACAGTTGTTAACAGTAGAGTTGATGCTGAGGCAACAACTGGTGTAGGTTACACTGTAACTTCTACAGGTGTTACATCTACAACTTCAGTAAATACAACTTCGACTACAACACCAACAACATCATATTAAAAAATGAGTGATATAGAGAGCAAGTCAAAACTGGTAACAAAATTATCACCTTTGATTGAAGGGCAAGTGCCTGACTTCATTCAGTCTGACCATCCATTCTTTGTCACATTTTTAAAACACTATTATCAGTTCTTAGAAGCAGGAAGAATTAAATACGATTCTGATATTCAGTATATTATAACAGAAACAAATGATACTGAGTATGTTGTGCTTGAGGGTTATACCGATGAACACCCTGACCATATTGGAGATAGGATAGTTACAGAAAGAGGCGACAATGGTTCTACTGGTCATTTTGAAAATAATGAAATAGTTACTGGTAGCACATCTGGTGCTACTGCTACTGTTCTTGTAGAAGACTCTAGAAATGAACAGATGTTTATAACATCTCAACAAAAGTTTATTACTGGTGAAACTATTACAGGTGCAACCTCTGGTTCTACTGCAACAGTAACAGAGTATCGTGCTAACCCTGTTCAAAACATTCAACAATTATTAGATTACGCAGATGTAGATAATAACATATTTGATTTCTTAACTCAAATGAAAGAATCATTTATGAACGATATACCAGATTCTTTAGCAAGTGGTGTTTCTAAAAGAGATTTAATTAAAAACATTCGAGACCTTTATACTGCTAAAGGTACATCAGAAGGACATAAGTTATTTCTTAGATTGTTGTTAGGAGAGAATGCTGAGATAGTCTATCCTAACCAATTTATGCTTAAAGTTTCTAATGGTAACTGGAGTTCTAATGCTGTATTAAGATGTACAACATCCAGTGGTGTTAGTGGTGAAGAAGCACTGTCACAATTAATAACAGGTAAAGTTTCTGGTGCGACTGCTACAGTGGTAAGTGTTGGTACATTTGTTGAAGGATCTTTTACAGTTACTGAGTTTATTATTGATGATATAGTTGGCACATTTAATGATGGGGAAATTATAACTTGTACATCAGCAACAAGAAATACTGATGTAACTTATACAGTTTCATCAGTAGTCAATAAAGCAACAGTTGTTAACGATGGTATCTTACACTCAGTCAGTGAAGATATTGATGTTGAGGGATTAGGAAGTGGATTAGAAAAAGTTCAAGTAGAATCTGTAGCAGGTGGTTCAGTAAGTGAAGTGTTTGTTAATACTGTTGGTACAGGATATGAGGTTGGTGATGATATAGTGTTTACTGCTAATTCAGATGACCAAGATGTATCAACTGCTGATGCATTTGTTAGTGTAGTTGGTGGTGGTATATTATCAGAAGATAATGCAAATAATATTGTTTTAGAAGATGGGACTTCATCATCGTTACAACCATTTCAGATTGCTCTAGAAGAAGGCAATGATTTATCAGATTTCTTTAGAGGTGATGGTGAAACAAAAGTATTTACATTATCAAATCTAAATGCTAACACTGATACAATTACATTACAGATAGATGATGTAAATTTAGCAACAACGAACTTACTTAATGAAACAGTTTGGACTGCATCTGGAACAACTCTAACATTTACTAACGCACCAGCAGATGGTGTTAAAATATTTGTAAGAGGTAATGAATCAAATTACATACTGCTTGATAGTACAAATGGTACTGCCGATGCAGGACATCAATTATTAACAGATACATTACAAGAAACTCAAGACACATATACTACGAATGATGATTTAATTGTATTAGAAAGTGGAACATTTGCTAATTTATCTGTTGCTACTGAAGAAGGAAACATTCGTAAAGTATTTGTAAACAATGGTGGCGAAGGATACACTAAACTTCCAGTTCTTACTATAACAAGCACAAGTGGTACAGGAGCAAAATTATTAACACTAACAACTGACATTGGTCGTGCCACTGGACTTAAAATTATTAATCCAGGATTTAGTCATACTTCTGATAATCCACCAGAATTAGATTTTAGAGCACACTTTGTACTAAAAAATGTTAGTGGTACATTTGCTGCAACTAATACTTTAACAACTCACAGTGGTACTGTGAAGTCCTACAATGCTGATACGCAGGTTCTTGAGACAACCTTTAGAGATGTAGAGGAAATTATTTCTGAGTCTGATGGTTCTAATAATCAAGGTATAGAACTTGAGAACGAAACACTAACACCTGCTGGTGTTATACTAGAGGACATACAACAGTTCGATGGTGGTGGGTTTGTTACACTTAATGGTACAGGAACAACTTCACCATCAAATGTATTCAGAAGATATAAGATTACTGCTGGTAGTTCATCTGCTGATGAGAATGTTATAAAGTTTTTCATTGATGGCATTGAAGCACCAACTTTAGAATTATTAGAGGGAAGCACATACTTCTTTGATTTATCAGATAGTTCACTTTATAATTTAAGTGAGTCATTAAACAGAAAGTTTCAATTATCAACAACTCCTGATGGAACTAATGCTAGTGGTACAGAATATACCACTGGTATTACTAAAAGTGCAACTTCAATAAGACAAGGCACTGCTGGAGCATTTTTAAAACTTGTTGTTGCTGCGAGTTCACCAACTTTATATTATTACAATGCTAACTTATCTGGTTTTGGTAACACAGTATTAACTCCAAAATTACCAGATACTATTAATGATGCAGACGATAGTATTTTATTAGATGGTACAACTAGTTATGAGTCTGTTATTTTACTTGAAGAAGGAACACCTAGATCTGATAATGCAACTGATACACTAAGACAAGAAAGTGGTCAAGCAATCGGCACTGTATTAGGTGATGTAAATGGACCAGAGTTTTTATTAGAAGAAAGTATAGAGGGTGCACCAGTACAAGATGAGGGTGACAAGTTAGTCATAAACGCATATCAAGAATTAAGTAATAGCAGTTTCTTATTAACAGAACATACAGGTGGTAGAGTTTCACATGAAACATTTGGTAATACTTTAGTTCTTGAAGACAATGAACAGATTTTATTTGAAGAGGATGAGGCACAATATTATATTGTTGCTGATGCTACTGCCACTGGAAGTAGAGATGAAAACTATAATATAATTTTAGAACAACCGATAGATTTCTCAGATAGAGATGTTGTAATCACTGACTCTAGTGGAGCGAGTGGTACTATCATCAATGCTGATATAGGTACTGGTACATCTACCATAGATACTTGGATGCAATCTGCAGGTTCTTACATTGATGCATTTAGTATTATAGATGAAGACTTAATTCGTATTCAAGATTCTTATTACTATCAAGATTATTCTTATGAAGTTAAGGTTGGTCAATCATTCTCAACTTATATTAATGAATTAAAGAGAGCAATACATCCTGCTGGATTCCAACCATTTGGTAAAGTTTCTATCGCATCAACTATATCTGTCGGATTAAGAAACGCAGGTTCCTTTGCTCCAGAATATCGAGAAAAGTTCTCACCAATACTTGCATCATCATTTGAAGCACTGTTTGATGAAACTCTACAGATGCGTATTGCTGCCAAGAAACTTGATGGACAAATCAATGATACACTAGTTCTTGAAAGTGGACATAGTATAATTTTCGAAGATAGAAACTCTGGTGGTAGATTAATGTCAGAAGAATCTATTGCTCCAGGTGGAGATGCTGAGGGTTATGCATTACAAACTATTAATGTTAAACGAGAAACATCATTACCATCACTTCGAAGAGATAACTTATTATTAGATCTTGCGTTTTATCCATTTACTGAGAACGCAGGAATACAATTAGAGAATGATACTCCAGGAAGTTTTAATGGAGGTTATGTTGTATTAGATGGTGTAGAAGTTATACCACAACCAGTATTATTTACAATACTTGAAGACGAATCTGGATTTGTTTTATTAGAAGATAGTGGTAGAATTAGACAAGAGGGTGATAGATGGTTTATTCCACCAGGAGATGATATCGCAGATATTGGTGAGAAAATTCATTTAGAAGAAGATTATGAAGATGCTGGTTTGACATTTGAACAAGTTGGTGAGATAAGATTAAGTGATGTATTTGAACCAGACCATATAAGATTAGAAACAATTGAGTCTACCTATTTTCCAGATGCGATAGAAATAGATGAGATACTATTAGAATCTAATGGTCAAATATTATTAGATGGTATTGATAGTGATGCCACATCTGCTGGTTATAAAGTATTACAAGAAACAACCAAGAGAGGATATTTTGATTTAGATAGTAATGGTCAAGTAGAAGCAGAAGAGTTTGACAGTACTTCTGTCTTTGATAAAATGCTTCAAGAAGGAGTGGATAATATTGTATTAGAGGATTACTTCTCCGCAAATGACTTTGATGATATTATATTGGAAGATAGTAGTGGATTCATATTACTCGATGGTGATATTGTTGCTACTTACTCTGACGCACAAAAATTTAGAGTGAACTTAGAAACATTTGAAACTACAACCACAGTATTAACTTTAGAAAGCACAAACTTAATAACTAATTCTGGTCATGTTCCATTTGAGAACTACACATTAAGTCCAGAAACTACACCTAATAAGATGGGTCTGGGATCTCTACCAGTGGTACACGAAGCAATTATTGATGTTAGAGCAACTGGTGATGTAGCACTAGAAGATGGAACTGATACAACAGGTGGTAATTTAGTATTAAATGGAACGAATGGTTCTTCTGCTAATGCAGGTGAAAACTTGGATTTAGAGGGAGCAACTGGTATAACAATTTAAAAGTCGTGAAAAAACTTTTATAAATATAAACATAAGTAAGTAACAGACAGGAAACGACACATGTCAGCAATTATAACCGAAAAATTTAGACAACATAATTCTAAGCAGTTTGAGGAATCTTTCTCAGAAACAGCAGGAAATGCTTATTATTTGTTTGTCGGAAAGTCAGCACCATTTACCTCTGGTACAACATCAGGAAGTGATGGATCCCCACCAATACCAAGTGATTCCCCAGCAGATACAGAGTATTATGCATGGGATTCTATGTTGGGTGCAAAGAAGATAACATCTTCAGATATAGCATTTACTATTCCTAGAAGGAACTGGGTAAATGGAACAACTTATGATATGTATGAGCACAATATAAGTTCTTCTAATGCAACAACAAGTGGTGCTTCTAATTTATATAACTCATCTTTTTACTTTGTAACATCTGATTATAAAGTATACAAAGTTCTGGATAATAATGGAGGAACTGCCTATTCAGGTGCGGAACCAAGTTCTACCTCTAGTGCTCCTTTTGCTTTGGGTGGGTATGTTCTTAAATACATGTATACAATATCAGCATCTAATGTAGCAAAGTATGTAACATCAGAGTTTGTTCCTGTCGTAACTGACTCTACTGTTTCTGCTGCTGCTGTCGATGGTGCGATAGAATCATTAACAATTACTGGTGGTTCAGGTTATACTAATGGCACATATTATGCTGCAGTTTATGGTGACGGCACTAGTGCTGGAACTGCATCAGGTGCTATCATAAGAATTACAGTAAGTAGTAACCAAATACAATCATTTGGTTTAACTGCTGGAACTGATACAACAGTTCATGCTAAAGGTGCTAACTATACTTTTGGTACAGTAAACTTGGGAACAGGATTTACATTTAGTGATGCAGGTTTAACAAGTGCATCTAATATGAGTGGTTCAGGTGGAGCAGTAAATGTTGTCATCAGTCCAAAAAATGGTCATGGGTTCTTCCCTTGTGAAGAATTGGGTGGTCACTTTGTAATGACATCAACATCTTTAACTGGTGATGAGGGCGACGATATTACAGCAGCAAATGACTTTAGACAAGTTGGTTTAGTTGTTGACCCAACAAACTTTGGTACATCAACTATTGCTAGTGCTACTACAATAAGACAAACATATGTTGTTAAGATGTCATCTAATAGTGGTAACTTCGAAGTGGATGAAAAGATTTCTCAAGCAACTTCAGGTGCTATTGGTAAAGTGGTTGAATGGGATTCTACATTAAAACTTTTATATTATCAACAAGAAAGATTTGGTGACTTTGGTACTAATAGTACAACAGGTGACCATAGTCTATTTACTGGAACAACCACAGTTACTGGTGCAACTTCTGGTGCTACTGGTTCACCCTCAAGCACAACTGAGTCAGTTACATTAGCAAATGGCACTGCGTTGTCATTATCATCTGGTTATGCTAATCCTGAATTAGAACCAGATAGTGGTTTGATATTGTATCTAGAAAATCGTAAACCGATACAAAGAGATACAGACCAAACTGAAGATATTAAATTAATAATTGAGTTTTAAATATGGCACAAAATACTGATTTAAATGTCGCACCTTATTTTGACGACTTTAATGAAAATGATAATTTTCATAGAGTTATGTTCAGACCTGGATTTGCGGTACAAGCAAGAGAGTTAACAACTCTACAATCTATTTTACAAAATCAAGTAGAACGACATGGTAGTCATGTATTTAAAGAAGGAAGTGTAGTAATTCCTGGACAGATATCGTATACTGATTCTTACGATAGTGTTTCTTTACAAAGCACATTTGGTGGTGAAGATATAGACGCAAGTCAGTTCTTAAATACTACCGATCCTGTATCTATTACTGGTGTTACAACTGGTGTTAAAGCATATGTTGTAGGATATCAAGATGCTACATCAACAACTGCACCAATCTTATTTGTAAACTATTACCAAACAGGGTCAGATAACTCAACTGCTGTTTTTGGTAATGATGAAAACATTACTGCTGATGTTGCTATAACACATACAACTGGTTATGCGATAGGAGCAGTTTCAGCAACAACTTCTACTACCTCTGCTTCTAATACTGGTTCGGCAGTAGAAATTAATGAAGGTATATATTTTGTTCGTGGATCTTTTGTAAGAGTCGCAGAACAAACATTAGTATTAAGTACAAACTCAATAACAGAATCTGCTCGTATAGGTTTAGTTGTATCTGAAGATTTAATTACACCTGAAGAAGATTCTTCACTTACCGATAATGCTAGAGGTACTAGTAACTATGCTGCCAAAGGTGCACATAGATTAAAATTCACATTAACACTTTCTAAGTTAGATGAAGAATCTGCTGATGATGGTTCGTTTATAGAATTGATGAACCTTAAAAATGGTATCGTTCAATCTGAAGCAAGAAATACAGATTATTCAGTATTAGGTGACACACTCGCAAGAAGAACTTTTGATGAGTCAGGTGATTACACTGTAAGACCATTTACATTTGAAGTAAAAGAATCTATTGATAATTCTGTAGGTGGTAGAGAGTTTTCTGGTGTGTATAGTTCTGGTAATACAACTGATGATGGTAATACTGCTGGGGAAACTTTATTATCTGTTGCTTGTTCTACAGGTAAAGCATACATTCGTGGTTACGAAGTAGAAAAGATTGCTACTACATTTAAAGATATAACTAAATCAAGAGATTTTAATACTGTAAGTGGCGGAATAACTAATTTAGATTTTGGTAACTTTGTAAAAATTGATAACTTGTATGGTACTCCAGACATTAGCGATGTAAGTGGTGAGGCAACACCATTCAAAGAAGTCAAGATTTTTAACACTGCTACTTCTTCTAGAGGTGCTGCAGCAGGAAGTCAAATAGGTACAACTAGAATTAGAGCAATACAATATTTAAGTGGCACATCTGGTAATGTGGCAGCAATATACAGAGCATACTTGTTTGATACTCGTATGTTTACAAAACTTACAATGAGTGGAACACCAAGTCCAACCATAGTAGCAAACGAAGCAACTGGTGGACAGAAAGTAACTGGTGTGACATCTGGTGCTACTGGTTTTGTTTATGGTTCACTAACAACTGGTACAGCAGTTTTCTTAACAAATGTAACTGGTACATTCCAAGCATCTGAAAAGATTACAGTTCATGACTCTGGTGAAACAGATTTAATTGTTGAGAATAGCAGTAATGCAGACTTAACTATTTCAAGTATTAATAGTTTTAAATTTAGTGAAGGAAAACAATTGTTCATGGATGACGCAGATTCTGGACAAGATTTCACTGCTGACTTAATACTTGAGCAAGTTCGTTTAGATTATACAGTAGCAGGAGATTTATCTACTACCCTCGCAGCAGTTAAACAACCAATTATTTATAGATCGGATGAAAACACAACTCTATTCGATTTACCAAAAGATACAACTAAGACTTTATTGACTGCAGATAACAGTGGTGCTAGTGACACACAATACACTATAAGAAGACAGTTCGTAGGAACATCTAACTCTTCTGGGGCAGTATCGTTCTCCGCAGGAACAAACGAAGTATTCGCATCCTTTGCAGAGGGTGACTATGTTATGACTATACTTGTAGCAGGAGATGGTTCAGGTGCACAGGGTGCCCAAGTTCCTATTTCTGGAAAAATAACAGGTACTGGTTCAGCAACAATTACAATTACTGATGATACAATATTAGGTGAGAATGCTAAAGTTAAACTTATCGGAACTATCGTTAAGAGTAATGTTGCTGCTGCAATTAAAACTACAAACCTATGTAAGCAATTAAAAGTTGCTGCTGACTCAGATCCGTTTGGTACAAGACCAACACATAGTGTAATATCATTAGGTAGAGCAGATGTGTATCAACTACTTGCTGTGTATGATTCAGAAAGCACAAGTGCAGATGCTACAACACCAGAAATGACATTGTCATCTGTTACTGGAACATTTGATAGAGGTGAAAGAATTACAGGTGCAACTTCTGGTGCTATTGCTAGATGTATTACAGCAACAAGTCCAATGTCTTATGTAATTTTAGGTGGAGTTGGTTCTACTGACTTTACTGCAGGCGAAACTATTACAGGTTCAAACTCTAGTGCTACAGCAACAGTCGGCACTGTAACTGTAGGAAGTAAATTACTTACAGATAATTATAAATTAGATACTGGTCAAAGAGATAACTATTATGATATTTCTAGGATACACAAAAATTCTGGAGCAGCAGATCCTACTGGAAGATTATTAGTTGTATATGATTACTTCTCTCATGGTTCTGGTGACTTCTTTAGTGTTGACTCATATACATCACAAGCAGGACAAATGAATTTTGATGATATACCAGCATACAATGAATCTTTAGTTAATCCACAAACAATACAAATAACAGGACATCACTTACTAAGAAACTCATTAGACTTCAGACCAACTGTTGCTAATATTAGTGGTACTTCTGAAACTATATCAACTGTAGACCAAGTAAATGCTGAGTCCTTTGATTTTGTACATAGAGCATTTACAGGAACTGGTTCTGCTAGTATAGACATACCAAAACCAGATAGCACTTGTTCAAACGACTTTGAATTTTATCTATCTAAAATTGCTAACTTATTTTTGACTGCTGATGGTGAATTTAAAATTATAGAGGGTAGTTCTGCAGAAAGTCCTGAAGAACCAAAAGATTTAGATAACGCATTAAAACTTGCTAGATTCTTTATCCCTGCTTTCACATTTACACCAGATTCCGTTGAGTCTAGAAGATATAAAACACAAAGATTTACAATGAAAGATATTGGTCTTTTACAAGATCGTATCGAAAATATAGAATATTATACAGCATTAAGTTTATTGGAAAGAGATGCCGAATCTTTTGAAATATTAGATGCGAATGGTTTAAATAGATTTAAGTCTGGATTTATAGTAGATAACTTTGCTGGACATAAAGTTGGTGATGTTTTCCATCCTGACTATAATGTTGCTATTGATATGATAGATAATGAATTAAGACCTATCGGTGATGGTAGAAATGTTACACTTGTAGAATCTGTTACAACTGACTCAGAAAGAACAGGTGCTGGTTATCAAAAGACTGGCGACTTAATAACACTTCCATATACTGAAGAAGTATTTGTAGAACAACCTTATGCGACAAGAGTTGAGAATGTACAACCATTCATGACTAGTAACTGGGTTGGTAAAATTGAATTACAACCTGCTAGTGATACATGGTTTGAAACAAAACAAGCACCAGCAGTAATAGTAAATCAAGAAGGAAACTTTGATGCTGTAGTAGCATCTGCAGATATCGGAACAGTTTGGAATGC